AGTTGTCTCTCGGGAAGTACTTAAACACCACTAAGCCGCGGGGCCCGACCCATTTCCGTTTTCACGGGTGGCGCGCAAACAACACTCAGACACAATCCATGTAGGAGCCTGGGACAGAGAACTGCACCTTAGACTTGTGGACTTGACAGACGAGTGGGTTCTTGGCAGCGCGTGCGCTGCCGTCCGGCGCAATGAGGGACTCAATCATCTGGTGGGTTTTCTGTGTTCCCAGCAGTGAGAATTCTCCTCGAGCTTGATAGTTATAATTGTGCCGGATGTCCCAGTCAGTGAGCCAGTCGTCAATGGGCAGTGCCATGTCCAAGCTCGTGGTTCTTTTGCAGGCTGTCTCGATCAGGTCCTGCTGTGCTTCCGTGACACCCCAGAGTTTCTCGACTAAAAGCCGATCCTGGATTGACACGAGCGGCGGTTCCTTCCACGCATCAGCGTCGAAGAAATCTTTCCTGTAGTGACCCAGCGAATCGATCATGGCATCGGTGACGTTGCAGGTGCGAGTGTGACGCAAAACAGCGTGCAAGAACTCCCCTACAACGGGTGCGTTTCGATACAGGGTATACAGGGAAAGCGCCTTGGCTCGATACAAACCAAGAAGAAACCCCTTGCGGCGTCCCAGGTATTGGTACGAGATCCACTGAAATCTACGGATGATCTTTCTCGGGTCCGCGACGATGACATCGGATTCCTCACTGCAGATTATACCGCAGAATGAAGCCTGGCTGTAATTGTCGTAGTAATCGAGTTTCAGCAGAACGCCCATGGCCACAAGCAGCAATAACGCAAATGGCCCAAAGAGGAAGATGCCATCGTCCCCCTCGCAAAGGCCGGTAAACGTCTCGTCAGTCTTCCTGACGATCTGCATGGTGTCGAGAGCAGAGACTTCGCCAAGACGCAAGTGCGCGTCTTCTCCCACGAGGAGGGCAATGGAACTGGCGTAGGATAGCTTCAACAGATTCAACAATCCGTTTGACGACGACGTCCAGAATGATCCAGACATGAGGCACTGGAGAATCCACATGATGAACTTCGCGTAGTTACACTCATTGACTCCCAGAACTGCCTCATCCAGAAGCATCGCGCTGAACTTGTCGTGAACGGGTTGAAGCGTGTGCTTCATCCAGTATGCCACAACCTCCGCGTAGGGGCCCTGGTGGTGGGCCTCAAACGAGGTGAAGTCAGTACCGTAAACAGGCCTGTTACCAAAGAGTTCCCTCAGTCGTGATCCCCATGTCTTCGGGTTGGATCCTTTGACGAAGTACTTCTTGGTCTTCTCGCCAGTGTAGAGGGCTTTGTCTAGCGCATTACAGATAGGTCCCATCAAACACTTGAACTTGTCCGACAGTGAATTGATGGCACGCGGGGTCTTGTAGACTCCACATCCTTTGTCTGCGCTGTAATAATCCTCGAACTTGATGAATGACTGGCAAGTGAGGTCACGGAAATTAATTCCCGTGGTCTCCGCGTAGAGTTCGCGGAGATAAGAGCGTCGAGCGCCCGTCATGTTTGATGAGTCAATCCAATCGTCGAAGGACTTGATGTCAGTGATGGATGCGCGGCTCACGTGGGTGTCAATCCACGCCTTCGCGTATTCGACGAATTTGCACACGCCCGGGTGCTTCGGGTCGATCTTCATTTCCCGACTAACACGGCACGAGCTTGCGACCTGATTGACCTTGGACTTCGTGTCTGGTATTGCGACCGGCAAGAACTCACCTGACTCTGTAGTAATCTTGGCCGCTGTGAATGCCATCACGGTCCTCGTCTCCTCACTGTCTACGGAATTGGGGCGAGTGCGTCCTCTCATGAACCGAGGTTCCGGGATCGCAATCGCCACTCCGGGATCAGTGACTCGATAACCCCAGTAGGCGACCGTCGCTCCAACTGGGGTCTCGAGAGAGACGAGAACGCGTGTAGGACGCGATCGCGCCCACGGCAAGCCTGCACTCGACGGCTTCACCCGGGTCTGGCTCGTAGTTGACCTGGCGCACGATCTTGTTGTAGATCGCGCAGACCGAGTCAACGTAGCCGGGGTCGTTCGGACCCTTGGTGGTCGTCGAGAGAGCCGCGTCGAGAGCGTTACCTTCAACGGTCGCAACCTTCCGCCATCGAACACGCGAGGTGAAGGGCCTGAAGAAGCCCCCATCCAGCCGCTGCCCCTCGTAGACTTCCGTGCGCAGGGCGTTGGCCTGCACGGCGTAGTTGCGCGCGCTGATGGGCCTGGTGTCCTCAATGGAGTTGACGGGTGTGGAGACCAGCTTCAGCACATGCATGCGGGACGCGCTGTCGTCGCGGTTGTAGCTCAGAAACGCGACTGCCGCCGCGAGGATGCGGGCAACCGAGAATCGGGGGGCGTGATTTTGATCGAAGATCGCCACCTTCTGAGCGAGGGAAGAGAGGATGGACTTCGAAGGAGGGTTGATGATGCTCCCGGCGTGGATGTGCCCTTCGAAGAAACCAGTGAGCGCGGCCGTGCGCGTGATGGCTCGGTACCTCGAGATGCGGGAGACGAACTCCCTGAGGTGGTTGAGCACGGCGGCCGACCAGAACGAGGCACGCGCGGCGGTGATGATGAAGTAGAGAATGGCAGCGACACGCAGTATCCTGCGTATCAAATGAACCACCTCGACCGCGCGATGCCAGAGGTTCTCAGGTTGATGATCACGTCCATCTGGGTAGATGTAACGCGTGCGCGCGGTGGGGTAGAGCAAACCCGGTTTGACCTCGGGTAAGCCCACGGCGTTGGCCACCGATTTGTGGTCGGCGAGCGCCTTCTCGGCCTTCTTGTGCCCACTGACCTTCTCTGTGAGCTCGTCGATGAACCGTTGCCGTTCCGTTGCGTAACGCGCGCACTCAACGCTGTGATCCCAAACAGCGTCGAGTACCCCCGAGGCGATGTGAAGCTCGTCGTGGATCCGGGATCGCGCAGCATGCTCCTTGCGGAGCACGTCCAGGCGGGCGGCCTGGCGGTCCAGCTCAATGTAGCAACGAATGTAGTTGAGGATGTCCTGCATGTAGACTTGCTCCTGCTGGTGCAAAGTGCTCCTCACTTGACTTTCTTCGGCCTCAAGAGCTGGACTGACCGGGTCCTTGGTACGAGCGTCACGTCGTTGTCCTTCGCGGGGTTCTGCTGCGCAACGCTCTGAGTTGCGTGAGCCATCGCCGGTGTAAGCGGCATCGGCAATGTGGGCTTGGAAGGCCGCATTGTCGCAGTAGAACTTCTCTCGCTCCGCGGCGGTGAGCTTGCTGCGGGGCACGGGGCAGGCGGCTCGGATGTGGTTCTTGCAGGATTTGTGCGCTTTGCAAGGAGCCGTGCATGCCCACCGTTCGTGCGGCCCGCCACAATGCACGCACGACACATCGTCAGTGCCTCCATGCGTGCCATTGGCCCACATCTTCGCCAAGGACGTCTTGTCGGTTCGAGGACCTCTGTCCTCTTGCTTCGACTCCTCCCGCCACTTCTCGGTGCGAGATTTCTTCCTGATCGCGGGCGGGAGGATGGGCTCGCCCATCACATCGGTTGGACCACGCGGTGGCTTCTTGAAGAATGCGGCCGGGAAGAACTGGTTGAACTGGTCCACCTCACAGTCCATCGAAAAAACGGCTGGAAGTAGGGTCTCAGTAGCGGCGAGAACGGCGATGTCGTAGTGCGTGCGGATGAAGGGGTTGTCAAGACACATCCTGCCCACGCGCTCCGACTCATCAATGAGGAGACGAACGAAAGTCCGCCTGGCTTCCTCCACGTTTTTCCGTGCCGAGCGCAGGAAGTAGAAGCATCCCTCAGATGTCCAAATGTTGGAGGGCCTGTTTCCCATGGCAAGCCACGATTCCTGCCTGCTGCTCAACGTGAAGTGAACGGTGAAACCCTCTTGGACGATGTGCTCTGGTAGTGGCTTGGGTTCCTTGTTGGCAGCCTCAAGCCAGCCAGCTGTGGCGAGGGCGCGCGTAGATCTCTCAATTCGCTCCGGGCTGAGTATGTCCTGCTTTGGTTCCTCAGTCACGAAGGTGTCCGTCTTCTTGTAGGGTTCCGCTTGAGCTGCGGACGACGCCCCGTTAGGCGTTTCGGACGGGGCGGATGAAGGAGGGAAAAGCAACGCGTCGACGCGATCTCGCGCGGCCTCGACTCGTTGCTGCAACGCCCTCTTGAACTCACGGGCTCGAAGTCCGGGTCTTGAACTTTGTAGACCTTCGATTCCCCGGTTCACATCCACAACACGCCCATGCTCGACGACATGCTCGATTCTGTCGTCCCCCACAACCTCGATGTGAACGGTGGGCCCCACACGCATGCGATGCGATTGGAGGACTTTGTGCGATTCAGCAATGGTGAGTAGCAGTTGGTCTGCCCGCGCTCCTCTTCCGCGGACGCTGCTAGCACCCGTTGCAGAACCGAGATCTCGGGTCACGGTCCGCTGAACATCCCCTTCAAGAATCTTCTTGCGTTGCTCGGGGGTCAGCTCTCCGTTTCCGACGAGATCGTGAATGGCTTTCGTTGCCTTGACGCGGGCCTTGGTAGTGATGCGTCGCGAGGCTGCGGCCGCGTCGCGCCATTTAGCGACTACGGCTGGGTCGTTTGAGAACTTCACGCTGGCGTCAGGGAGGACGACGCAGCCGGTGGCATCGAAGGCCATCCGCTTCTCTTCGGGTGTCTTCACAGTCTCGAGACGGCGTAAAAGTTCATGATACAATGACATTTCGTGAGGGTCCTTGGAGTGGAACTTGTACAGCAGCTTCATTGCGTGCCTCACGGCTGGGATTTGTCTTGATCGCTCCAAAAGACGGTCGACGACTCCGTCATGGTTGGATGGAGGAAGTGGTGGTGGCTTCGCACGACCAGCACCTCTCCTCGGCTTTGGCATTTTGCCTTGGTTTTCGTAATCGACAGGAATTTGAGTCCAGTTATAAAACGTCGCCCTGCACGGGACTTAATAGGGGGTGCTTCCCCGTCGGGTGGCGCCCGGGTTGCGCGGGGTGGGGTGCCAGTCCCACCCGTTTGGCTCTGCGCGGTTCATTCCTTTCCGCTCCCGATGGGAACGGC